GTAGAACGCGCTCTCTAAAAAAACGCCCTCCCTTAGATGAATTGCACTTGATGCAACAGGCTACAAGATTGTCAAGATTATGTGCTGTTGATGAATTATCTACTGATCTAGGAACCACATGATCTACTGAATTGGCGTATTGACCACAATATGTACACTCATAGTTAGCAGCCTTGAGCACAAGCAATCGCCTACGCTTCCACTCGCCACTACCTAAGTACTTATCAGACATTGATTAAAACCACCCATGTTTCTTATGAAATTGTAACGCTTTACATCCATCGCCGTAGCGATGATTAACATACTTCTTAAAGTAGTTAAGTTGTTGTTGCCAACTAAGCGATCGATACCACTCTGATCGCATTTGTGCGAGTCCATGGTGGGAACCATTCGATTTGCTTGGGTATGTCCAACTTGATTCTTTATATATTATTTCATCTAAACATTGATATTCAGGATAATCATTTGACAGAAGCATAAGATGGTACTTCATTCGTACCTGTTGGTTGGTCAGTGCCTCAGCCTGACCTGCTGTACTAATAGACAAGATCACTACTATTAAAGACAACACGGCTACACGGAAAATCGCGCCATGTGTTAAGTACAATTTAAGCGATGCTAGGCGATTCGTGTTAGTCATCATGTAAGTAACTCCCTACTTTCGGACTGTTCTAGGTGTAGGTTGGAAATGCCCCTCTAACGGGCGACACGCGTTTAGTCATCCGCGCCTACAGTTTCAAGACTTGTAGTGGTCGAGTGTCAATGTTAAGCGATTGACTTAAATTGTGGTACGCCGCCACGCCCATGCAACTCAAGGACATAACATGTAACACAGCCATCTGATTGCCAGATCCAAGATCCGCAACCTTTACACCGATCTATCCCCCATGGCATCGAGGACAATTGATGTAAATTGTTCGTGGTCATAACAAGCCCCTTTTCGTTCAGATGGATAAGCGCAACGCCGGCAGTTAACCATCCCCGCTTCACTATCAAGCAGTTGCGCCATCCAAGTATAGATTTGACAATATGAACACCAATAGCCGAACCATCGGATTAGTGATTCATCGTACATTAAAACTTCTTAGCATCCATGAACGCTTTTGCAAGAGTCTTGTCCGTCATAACTATCCGCCATGATCCACATACCTCGCAACTAGCCTCACTCAGTCCAGCAGGCATGTCCACTAATGTCGATTGCAGCACATGTTCAGTATCAGCCTTGCAGCCCATGCACTTGTATTTGTTTTGGCTTTTCATCTTATATTCCTTGAGTGGCACTGATCGCAGACCCACATGTAAGCCTGTTCAGTTCCACCTTCGTAACTATTGATTGTTATATCAGCCAGTAAACTATCTTCATGTAGATACTCAACATGTTTTAATTCATGTCGAGCCATAAGAGCATCATAGGGGCGATTACACATATCACAAATATCAATCATCCCTGAATGTGTGTATTCACCTAATACCACGCTAGTACCATCCGCTTTTAATACTTCTACCCATCCCATTATTTAATGTTCACCCACTTAGAGCAATCTTTGTTATCCCATGAGCAATCCCATCGCGCCCAAGGTTTGCCAGTTGTTTTGGCTGTACCCGTTTTGTAAACCATGACTCCATGGTCGCATGTTTCTTTACCTTCCTCAACTATTACTTGAGGGTTTAAGGTTGACAATGCAGTAAGTGCAGCAATCTCAGTTACAGGTTTATCAGCCCACACATCGCCTTTAACATGTTCTCCGGCTTTTACACGCTCAACTTTTCCCATTTCCTCACGGGATGGTCGTTTGCCAATAGGTGTTCCCATGCCGTTTCCGATGCTACGACCGATTGCGCTTGTTTCACAATTTTCACTTGCATTAGTTTTATTGACCGGACTACTTCCTTCAATTTCAGTTGCCCATCCTGTTGAGAACGGATGAATGTCGCCGTGATCTCGATAGATAGACGATAGACACACCCATTCAACACGCCCATCTGGTCGAATATGGTGCGTGAGATTAGTTTCAATTCTGCCATTTGGGTACGCCTTCCAGTATCGCTCAAGTCTTGCCTGTACATCCTCATATTGACTTAGATCAAACATCTTTCCTGCCCCTATCTCTATGTAATCCAGATGAATAGAATTGTGGTTTAAGTCTGCTCATTGTGATTATTTCAGCGATGTTAATGCCTAACTCTGACAACTCATTACCCAATCGCACTAGACTTTTGTTCGCCCAATTATTAGCGCGAATCAAAACTCTTTCCTCTTGAGTAAGTGCGCCCCAAGTTCCATATTGCTCATGCTGAAAAGCGTACTCAGCACAATCAACTCTTATTGGGCATGAAGCGCAAACACGCCGAAGCGTTTTAATTGGTATTCCCTCGATCTCAAGTTCGTACACAGTCTTAAAGAACATGTCAGTTTCCATGTCTTTACAGGCGGCTTGATCGTAAAGGTCTTTAGACATCATTGCGAGAAGCAACCCCACGCTGAAATCCAATAGCCCTGCCACGGCGATAGCCGATGTTCTTGCCTTGTTTGTAACCTTGTAACCACATAGCGCAACCAAAACAAACGCCAAGAATCACGATAGTTAACTCAATGTAAAAGGCTTGATCCATTATGCACCGACATAATTAGTCATCAAAACATCTTGATCTGTGTAAGTATCAAATGCTCTATCGAACGCGATACCAATAGAATTTAAATAACCTTCAGCCATAATCAATGACAAACGATTATCAAACCAATAAATATGTTTGTAATCATGACTTACTACACCATCTTGAAACCGACCTGCATTTACTTGATCTTCCCAAGTCCTGCCGAATTCCATAGAACAATTTGACAACATGTCAAAATCTTGGGCGTTCATTTCGATTGTTACTCTGGTTTGTACTTTCATTTTCTACCCCTTCAAGTAGTTGGTAAGTACCAATCTACTCAGGCTTAAAGCAATGTCAAGCATTTCCGCTATAATGTTTTCCGTGCCATGAGAACGATCCATTTGGCTTCATGGGTACGAGCATGGGAACTACGCTCTTACCTGTTACTTCTAAGATGCCAAAACCCATCTGCCAGTTAGCAGCCCCACGAGGCTTTAGATAGTGCGCCTTGCCCATTTCCATAAGATGACCCACCTCCATGGCGAAACGGGTCTGTACGCGCCCTGAGTAGCCTTTAGAAGCCCATATAAGCCCTTGCCTATGTGAATGTCCACAAACAATGCTCTTGCCGGTTACATCCATGAGTTTCGCAGCCGTCATCCCCGCCACTTGGCTCATGTTGCCTTCGTCGCCATGCCCTAGCAAAACATCGGGAGCAATCTCGGTTAGATGTTGGTTAAAGGTTATGTCTAGTTCATCAATCCCAATTAAGTCTGGATAAGTAAAACCCCTTAATCCGCTAACGGCAGGGGCTTTTCGTTCGATGTAGCGTTCTAGTCGATCTGTGTGATTCGATCGGGCTAACCAAAAAGGTTTATTGGCTCCAAGTGCGTTACGAAACTCAGCCAAAATATCGTGCGTGTCATCTAAGTGGCGTTGCAATGCCGTTGAGTATTCGCCACGGCTTGAATCCTCCCAACGGCTAACCATTGGTAAATCAGCCTCATCCCCAACACAAGCAAGTGCATCGGGTTTAGTACGCCTGACAAACTCAACTAAGGCTTGTACTGCCTTCTTGTGATGGTACGGGATTTGTAAATCTGAAATGACAACTATCGTCTTAGTCGTCTGAGTCATCATCCTCTAAACTTAACTCTTGAGGATCTTCTTCCCATAACTCATCGTCATCATCTTCCTCAATGTATTCTGGATTTGGAAAGTTCCACTCAGGTAATTGACTTAAAACTAATTCCATTGATTCTTTACGAGTAAACCCTGCACGGCAATAATGTTTTAATAATCTAGCCGCTTCAAGTGCCATTTGTAACATTGGAGTAAGAGGCTCAGATAAAAGAATGTAGTCTGGTTCATTAGGTTGATCTGTCATCTGAACCCCCGCTCTGGTATTAGGATAGCGACTTATTAAGAAGGATGCGATAAATCTCATCTACGCGTGTTTCAAGTCGCGTTACCTGATCCTTAACCGATGAGCCTGAATTGGGCTTTAGTTCGCTTAAATAGTGCAGAATCAAGAATCTAATAGCAGTTAAGAATGTTGCCATAAGGGTTGAAACTGCAACGGCTAACGCTGCCCAATCCATCGCACTCATGCGTTAGGCGACTTAGGTGCTGCTCCTGCTAAACCGGATGCAATAAAGGATGAGAGCATGGCGCGATAATCAAGATCGAAGTTGGTCGCTTGCCATGTTACTAGGAATCCAGTAATAGCCATAAGGATTTGTTTAGATGATACTTTCATTCATAAACTCGCAATCTTAAAGACGATGGGATCATGGTCGCCCTTTTTTGTAAAACTTATGTGAATATGATGATGGTGAGGATTGCCACCTGAGTAATTGCGCCACTTCCACAATAGTCTTGGGCTTGCAATCTTGCCTTGGTGAATAATGTATGAGATGCGCTTCTCGCCCTTTTTAGCGGCTAGGCGTAACTCATCGGCTAGTTCCCAAGATTTGTTTTTGTTGCCCTTTTCCAAGTCAGCATCAATGTCAACTGCCCTTACTACATTCTCACATGTAGCATCTGGATTATGGTCAGATTTACGGGCTTGATGAGCGATGTCGCCAATCCATCCATCGGATGTTTTATCGCGTGTTGCATAGGTGCGATTGATCTGCCACATAAGAGTCTTACCGGCTTCGCATAACCAAGGTTTAGTAATTACTTTAGTCATTACAGCGCGGCGATCTCATCTGCACTTAGTCCTAGTGCTGCAAGTTTGGCAAGTGCTGAGGCTCTGGCTGTTGCCTTAGCCGCCACAATATCGTCGTTCTTTTTTTGTATCTCCTGCGATAGTTTTTGATCTGCTAAAAATTCTGCGTATTCCTCGTCGGTCATTACTGATACGACTCCGGCTACAGTTTTAGTTGGATTAGGCATTATTTCACCCCGTAGATTTTGTAGGTTCCACTTGTTAAATTTCCACTAGCCATTGAAAAATTTAAACTTGTTATCGCTGTAGTTTGATTGTAATAGCCATAAGAAAATCGTGCTGAAAAGTTTGCTGTATTTGCTCCGGCTGTATTTAATGCCATTACATCATTTGCCTTGAATGTTGTAGTGCTATCATAATTGTAAATCCTTATCACAGAAATACCAGTCGAAACAGCGTTATCGATACCCCTTGAAATATAAAGGCTATTATTTGCAAAGGCTTGGTTGGAAGTATCTGTCAATGCGCCAAATTGGTAATTGGTACCCGTATCTCCGTTGTAACGCATTCTTAAACTTTCATCATCATTAACGGGTAAACAATTTTCAATTTGTACGAATAAACTTACATAACCTGAAACAATTGTCGCACTTGTAACACTTGCGCCCGTTAGCGTTCCAGAATCTAGAAGAGTCATTCCACCGCTTGCCGCCGCGCTACCCACATCAAAAGGTAAAAATGTTGCTGCACCTGTAGCAGTAAAGTAAAGGACACCGCCTGCACTGGTTACTAGGGCTAAAGTAGCGTTTGTTGCTTTGCTTACGGTTGCTGTACCGGCTGTAATTGTGCAAGTACCAGCACCGACATTAAGAATAGTTACAATATCTCCAGCGGAAAACAAACCAGTATTTACTGTAATTGTAGTTGCGCCTGCGTTGCTCATTGATACAGTAGTGCCGGCATCAGCGGCTACTAGCGTATAACTTGCCACTTTTGCGCTTGCTGAACCGCCTAACATAGCAGTTTGTTGCAGGCTGGTCATTTGTGCAGCGGTTAGCACCTGCCCAGTCGTAAAGGTTTGTTTAGCCATTATTCTCCTAGTATCCTAAATAGGATGTATCTAATACACCCATTGTAGCGGAATCTAAGACAAACCCCGTGGCATAAGGATCGGCCACAATAAAGGTTGTCATAAATTTATTTGGTGAGATGTCATAACTTACGCCTTGAATTACCAAGGTTGTTGAAATAGATGATCCACCGGCTTGAGTTTGTTGTACTGTGATTGGATCAAAATAATCAAGTTCTAATCCTGCAACTACTCGTGCTGGAACACTGCCATCGCCGGTATTGATAGTAACCGACTCAACTCTGATCGTAGTATCTGATCGGCTTGCAACGATTGATTGAGCCATTGATAAGGCTTGGGCATCGGTTTCCATCATCAAGCCGGTACGGGTTCGGTTATGTTGAAAGTAATTAGCGATGCTTGTAGCATTGCTAGAAACCTGCGAAGTGCCGCCATTAATAGTAATAGCAGCCGAGTTTATCAATCCGGTATCGCTAAAGTCGTAAGTTACTTGCTGGTAGGTTATACCAGATCCGTCATCTGCAAATACATTTGGCGTAGCACCTTGGGCTTGTACTGAACTTTGACGATCCACAAAACGGGCATTGCCGTACTGATCAAAATAAAACGCACCTAATTCTGATTGCTCAATAAGTTGGATCGCACTTAATGCTGATCGGTTAGCAGTTGCCGGATCGGCTTGCATTGTGCTTTGTCCAACATCGATTGTGCGCTGTGAACTTGGAAAAGCGGCTGCATCCAAAATGGCATTGATTCGCGCGCCACTGAGTTGTCCAGCAGGGCTTTCAGCGATTGTGCTAACAGTGCTGAGATTTAATAACTGGAAACCATCAACGCAATCAAGGGTTACATATCCCACTTGTCCTTCTTGTGGGGCTGTGTACCGCCATGCTTGGATGTAGAAACTACCTAGAAAATACTTTGTACCAGCATAAGTTGCCGCTAATTGAATCTTACGCATCGGTAATACATTGGGGTAATAGATGCTTGACACATTCGCGGGGTTCCATTGACCCGTTTGATCTGCCAAAACTACAGTAGCGCGACCACCTTGAAATGAATCACTTAAACGATTGTAAGCGCGATTAATTGATGCCTTCATTACCTCATTTGAAACATCAACAACTTGATAAGGGTCAGTAGTACCAAGAACTCCAACACCTAAAGGAGTAGCCTCAGAATCGAGCACAAGGGGAGCGCCAAAAGATGCTCCTGAACTTAGGATAATTGAAACGACTAAAACAGGGGCAATAGCCACTATCTGCCACCATTATTTAATGATGTCAATGTTCCCTGTCTTTGTGCAGCAAGCATGGCATCAAGTAAGTAATTTTGAATCTCTTGAGTAGTTGAGAATGCTTGTCCGGCTGTAACTGAGATGTTGTTGTTGACAACTGTTGGGGTTCCTGCTCCACCTTGTTCAGGAAAGAATGATGGTGTTGCCCCCGCTGCGAATCCACCCATTCCGGTATTACTCGATCCAAGAACATCGTTCATTGTCGGAGCACCGGTTGGTGGAACAACTGTGGAACCGCTTGGTGATTGCTGATAAACCTTTAACCAGATTGGTACTTCAAAACCTTTAGAGTAACTTTTAGCCAAATCATCTAGATAAGATTTTAATTCTTTTAAAGTTTTTTCCGCTTCTGTAAGAATAGGTTTCTGAGTTTCAATAAACGCATCTCGTATCTTATTAAAAGCATCAATAGATGAAAACACATATTGACGATTTTCCTCAAGACGATTAGCGGCTGCGATTTTGTTAAGTGAATCCAAATCCTCAGCAACTTTAAATCCAGCCTTGGCAGCCATTGCATCTGCTATACGCTGTAACTCAGTTCTATTATCAGGAGTTGTTGTTGTTGGATCTAATTCTTTTAACTTCTTTAATGCTACATATTCAGCGTTGCGAGCACTGATAACTTGAGCAGTTTTAGATTTGGCAATGGCGAGATTCTCGCGCTCTTTACGGGCAAGTAATGTCGCTGCATTTACAATCTTTTGCCACCCTTGAGCATATGGCTCTACAAATAAGTAATTGGCAATCTTGTTTAATTTTGATCCACTTATGACATTATTGAGAATAGTCATCGATCTAATAATGTCTGCGATCGCTTGAGCAATCTTGCCAAATGATTTTGCTACCTTATCAATTCCACCTTGTTGAGCAACTAAAGAATTTATTGCATCTATAAGTGCAACACCGATTACTTCTTGGGCTTCATCTGCTGCTGTTTTCAGCCTTCTAAATCCACCGGCTGCTGTGTTTGCTTCTTGCTCAGCAAAACCCTTGAATGTTTTGCGTAGAGCAGTCATGATTTTGTTCATGTCTTTAGATTTGAGAATTGTTGAATCAACGCCTAAACCAAGTCTGCTTAAAGATGCAGTATTGCCATCATAAGCCTTACCCAATGCCGCTGAAATTGTTTCAATGTCCTTGCCGGTTGCTGCTGATATTGACATGGCAAGAGTAAGAGCAGATTGTGCAGTTGCTACATCCTGTGTCGATCTCGCCAACCGCGCTAACGATGGTCTAAGAACATCATCGGTAATTCCGTAAATTTTGCCCATGGATGAAATTTGGGCTTCTGCACTAAATACTGCATTGTCAGTTGCGCTAGCAACATTTTTAAGAGTTAGGGCTAATGATCTTTGTGCCTTCTCATCGGCTAGTGCATTTTGGATTGATTCTTTTAATACGCGTTTTGCATAGTATCCGGCTGCTGCACCTGCTGCTAAATACGCTGCCTTAGTCTTAGCAGCAAACATGCTAGTTGTTTTTTCTAAACCTTTAAGACTCTTAGTAGCATCCTTAACGGCTTTATCTTTCCATAAACCACTAATAACATATCTAGCCATTTTTTGCCGCTTCCTGATCAAACTTATTTTGTAAACTTAACTCGGCTAAGTATTGTGCGCGTGAAATAGCCGCGTTAGCCTTTCCAGCATCCTCACGCCCTGCACGGATCAATGCTCTACCACGACCTCTTGTAATCATGTAAAAACTTTGTAACTTTGCTTTAAATTGAATAGATGCAAAAGGATTAATAGAGTTATTTCCGGCACTGCCGAACCATCCACCTTTGGCTCCTTCAATGCCACCCTTTTCAAAAATGTTTCCAGCAGGTGATCTTTGTTCAACTGCAACGGCTGTAGAAAATCCTCTGGAATCAAAGTTCTTACCGCGTTGTTTTTTAGTGCGAAGTCCAGCCTTCATAGATGCTGCATCATAACGGGGAAATGTACGCACATTGGCTACAGATTCTTTTTGAGTTCTTACTGTGTATCTTGCAGCATCTTTCCATCGGCTAAGCCCCGGAATTGTTTCATCCTTGATGTAAGTCTTAGCCCCTACTTTTACAGTGTTTGCGGCTTTATTAATGGCTTTATCTAATGCTTTTTTACCATCTTTATCAAATTGTTTTAATGCCGCTTCAAGGTCTTTAACGCCGTATAGTTTTAGCACTTCTGGCTGCATTAGTGTTTGCCTTGTGCCTTTCCTCTAGTACCGCTTTAAGTGCCTTGTACATCCAATGATCCAACGCCATGATCTCGTTAGGCGATGAGTTTGTTGCTATTGCGAGAGCCGCGACTTCATAAGTCCGAGATTCCCGCGTTAGCCATTTGGGTCGTCTAACTCCAGTTCGACAAGACTCAAGGTATCTAGAAAACCATCTATAAATGGTTTAACAGTTTGTCCATTGTTCTTTAAACACAAGTAAGCAAGATAGTACACATGCTCTTGCTTTTCCTCATCTCTGAGTGTTTTAGCAAAACCACCTTGCACATACTTCTCAAATTCCACTTCGATCTTAGGTGTGATTTGATAAGAACCTGTAGAACCATCCTCTAGTGTTACCTTGAGTTTCATCGTTAACCCTTCGTTAGTTTATTACGCGAATGTTCCGGTTATTGCTTTTGTAATTCCACCATTAACAGGCCATGTTACAGAAATGGTTGCAAGTTCGGTTACATTGTAAACTTGAGGCCATTCGATAACTAAACATGTTGCAGTGTAAAGTGGATTAGATGCTGCGATTGCTCCAGCAGCAGGTACAACTTTAAGTGCTACTGTACCGCCAACTGAACCATTGCCTGCTGTTGATCCGTTGATGGTTTGATTTACTTTTGATGAAGCAAAATCTGCCATAAATTCAATAGTTACGCTTGAGTTCTCAAGCCCAGCGATTTGAGAATGTCCAGATGATCCCATCGCCGTTACATCCAAGGTGTCAAAAGTCTGATTAAGAGTTACGCTTTTAACATACGAACTTAAATCGGTTGCTGCTACGGATAACTGAACTCCGTTACCTAAAAATGTTGCCATTATTCTTTATCCTTTACTTTTTTAGTGGTTAGTTCAATGAAGCCATTGGCGATCAATGCTTCGATATCCGCATTTGCTAATGCTTCTGCTTTTATTACTTCGCCTTTACTGAAACCGCTTCCAATAATGGCGAAATCCTCTAGTGCCTTGTATTCCATATTAACTCCCAAATGTAGTAATGACTTGTAAACTGACATCTGCACTCATTAAATCCCCACTTGGTAATGAGAAAATTTGTGGAGCAGATACAGTTCTAATTGTAACGCCTACCAAGTTGGTCTTTAACTTAGTAATTGCGCTCTGGATGATTGACTCAATTCCTGCAAGGTTGCCCTGATTGTCTAGGGCTGGAACTGTAAAAGTAAGTTTTAGGTTTGCGTAACAACTTAGGGATGTCTGATTGTTGACGAGTTCAATCATAGGATCATCCCAAGACACGATCACCGAGTTAGGGATCGGGGCGTTCGGTGGATAACTAAAAGTCTGAAATAAGGTTACATCGGCAACGGCTGAGGCTACGGATGTTCTTAAGGTTGCCCAAGACATTTTCAGCCAATCATTCCGGAGGTGGACATCCACGGACTAATGAGGCCTTTTACACGGCTTAGGAGCGACACGCCCATTTTATATGGGGCTGGCTGAAAATCGATGCCTGTCATGCCACCGCTAGGGGCTTGACGGCTCTGAAAAATGTCTACTGCAATGCTCATGGCGGCTTCGCTAATAGGTGCAATGTTTTCATAATCAATGTGTACAGTGCCAGTAATAGTGCCATAAGGTGCAACACGATGAAGGGCTTGATCTGCTGGACTACCTGTTAAAACATAACTAATTGAATAAGAGTCTACAGCAGTAATTGTTTTAGATCCATTAAATGTGGCTCCGCAACCGCTGATAGTAACAACCTGCCCAACTACAAATGGATTAATGTCGGCTGTGTAAAGGGTTACTGTGTTGCTTAATAATTGTTGTTCATCTACATAAGCATTGTTTTTCGCTAAGTATTCATCAATAATTAAATTAGAACTATCACAAATTTGTTGCAATACGGCATCCGTGTACAACGCACCAATTCCGAGTGTAGTTCTCAGTTCGGCTACTGTAACAAATGCCATTTTTACTCCTTTAGGGTGGGAGCCTTCTCATTCGGAAGGGGCGAACCGGAAGGCTCCCGATCTAGTTTGTTGTTACGCTACTGTGAGGTAACGGAAGGCAGTTGGGTAACGGTTAACAACACAAACATAACCATAAACACCAATCTCGATCTGCCCGTTAGAAACAACATTAGCGCGGATCTCAAGAGTACCTGACTCATGGAATCGCATTGCTTCGGTTGGGTAAACCAAACCGTACTTAACACCTGCATCATTGCCAGTGTAATAAGGATCAACAACAAGATTTAATCCTGCAACTGTACCAACAGTCGAACCTTGTGAAACCAATCCATTTGCATTTTGTGGAGCCGCTGCCGCAAAAAGAGGGCGACCAGTTGTATCAACCGCACCGAGAAGTCCTGCAAAATCAATATCTCCGGAACCGCCACCATTCGAAACCAAAAGATTGCGAGGAGTGCGCTTCATAACTCCGTAAGAATCTGCAATTCCATCAGCAATGGCTTTGTAAATTGTTGATCCGGTTGAACCTGATGAGTTTTGTGCAGCAATGTTAGATGCGTAAGCATCAGTTTTTTGTGCATATGACGCAGAAAGTTCTCTTAAATAAAGGTCAAGAAAACTTGGATCTGACCGGTCTATGAGTTCTACATTTAGAATTCCAGCCCCGGCAAACTTGACTATGCTATTTTCTTGAAACGAAACGGCAGTGTCAGTAGATGAAAACTCTGCACCTTCTGCAGTTAGGGCTACACTGGCTTGGGCACCGAGCACTGGCGTGAACACCTTCATCCCAAATTGCGGAAGTGGAGCGCGTTCGATTGAATCAATAAATGGGCGCTGTGAATCAATAATTCCAATAATATCTTTTAGATAGTTAGGTGGAACCATTCCTGTGTTTTCTGTAACTGTTGCAACCTGTAATGCTGCAACTAGATCGCGTGCATCTGAATCGCCTTGTGTGGCTTTGATTTGTGCCATTGCGTACTGTCCGGCAGTTACATTTGTGTTAATGCGTGGAGCAGTAAATACCTGAGTTGCAGGAGTTGAGGCGGCTGCCTTTACTTCTGCGGCTTCAACCGAAACTTCCGTTTCGGCTACTGGATTTGTTTCGGCCATTAGTATTTCCTTTTCTTGTTCTGGCTCTGTTGCACTCGCAACTAGAGCGATCCGCGCCTCTGAAAATGCTGGTTCAGTAACTACGGAAACCTCTTTTATTGTGGCGGCTGATACATAGATCACGCCATCCTTCTCACTCCATTGATCTAATTTTGCGCCAATGCTCAATCCGTCTTTTAATCCTTCGGATGCTTCCAGCAATGTATCTTGTGCGCGTGTAGATGAACCTAACTTAAATGTGGCTTCTAAACCTAGTGCAGTTTCAGTAACTTGAGTCATGCGCCCAACAGGTTGAGCAATGTCATGATCTCTTAACAGTTTAATTTTGCTTGCAGTTATATCGCCAAATGCGCCCGGACTAAAAACAACTTCACCAGCACTTGTGTAACCGGCACTGTTGAATGGAACAATCAAGCCTGAAATTTCACGCTTAGATGTGTTAGCAGTTAAATTGATTTCAGTTGCAGAAAAATTAATTTCCATTTGTAGTTACTCCTGTAGGTGTTGCGACTGGTGAATTAGATGGGGCAAGATCCTCTAACTCACGGGCTTCGTTTACTGTAAGAATCCCAAGTGGAACAACATCTCTATAAAATGCCGCGCGTTCGGCTGGATTACCTCTTAGGAAGTCGTCCAAATCAAAACGGATGTAAGATCCCATGGCACAAATATCGTCGCCAGATAATCTTTGTTCAATCGGAGTTATGTAATTTCTTAATGAAAAATCAACTAAAAAACGCTTCTCGCCTTCGGCATTGTTATATGTCATTGATGAACCTGATTCAGCACCAATTAAATATGGTGGAACATTCATCATCTGAGCCAACATAGTTTGCATTGCTTTTCTAGATTCAACTAATTGCTGTTGAGAATTATCAAATTGTTCTGCCTTAAACTCAAGATTGCTTGTAAGATAAGCAGTTGCGCGTGTGCTTCTAGCAGTTTTCCATTTTGACAATAAACTTAAAACTTGTTCTTCCGGTAAATCCATTCCTGTATTGCGTAAAGTTCCAGATGGAATTGGTTCCTCAGCCGAACGCCGAGCGGCTTGCTCAAGGCTCTGAGCAGTTTTAATTGTGGTCGCCCCTCTTTTCAAAACCCCTTCATCAAGGGCTTGAAAAGTAACAAGAGAATTTAATCCACTGGTGGGTACAGTAACACCATCAACTGAGTAGCCAACCACCAAAGTTGAATTGAAATTGTAATTTTGAGTAACGCGACTAAAAGGAATAAATCGAAACGCGGATGGGCGACCATCCTCTTTGTAAACCTCGATAATTTGCCAAAAGGCTTGCCCGTGAAAAATTAAATCATCAATTGTCCATGCAAGAGTTGAGCCGCGTGTTGAATTAGGATCAGGTTGTTTCAACCATCTTGGGCGTGGCATTTCCTCGCCTTTAGAGTTATACATTTCTAATGGGATACTGGCAAGAGTTCCAGCGATAATGTTGCGGCATCTTGCAACCGCGCTAAGGCTCATTGCCTGATCGCGTGTAGCACTTACATAACCAATTGGATCGTAATAAGCATATCCAGTGCTATAAACTACTGGAGAGTTTTGCGCTTCCATAATAACATCTGCCATTGCTGGAAATGTATTGGTTGCGGCTGTTACAGTGCGAAAACTATTTAGAATTCCCATAGATTCAAATGATAGCGCATATCACACATTAACGCATTGTCAAACGGAAAAGATGCCCGCTACTTGATTTGGCTTAGATGCGAAGTGAATTACCATTGCAAGTGCAACGGCTGCCGAAACATATCCGCTTGAGTCTTTTCGGATAATTCGCCATCCACCATCTGCTCCCTCTTTGCGAGCGCAACTGTAGATGTGTTTTGTCAATTCCTCTTGCCCTGAGTGCGCTAATCTGCCAGATGACATCGCACTTAACAGTTCATCGCATGCTTGATAGAAAATAGAGCCTGACATATCCTGCACGGGTATTCCTGCACTGGCTAAACGCGCTGCAATGCCAGATGCCGTATATCTATCAAATCCAACAACTTGTGCTGAGTATTTACGCGCCCATGTAGAAACATCTGCTGCAATCCTGAAATCATCTACAGATGTGGTCGATTCCCAAGTTTGAATCAATCCCACGCCAATTCGGTCATTATCCATTTGTTGTGCGCCCATAAGTGAACAATGCCTACGATCGGGCGAAACATCGACTGCTAGCCATGTAGGTTTACCAACTGGCAATTCTAAGCCCTCAACTAATGAATCTGGCCATGCTCCTTCGGGGAATGGATTTTTAAGCGTTTCAATCCATTGAGTGAGTAATTCTGTACGGATCATTGGCTCTGGATCTTTCAACCGCGCTTGGATGGTTTCCATGTCGATTGTGTAGCCCAATGCCGGTACAGATTGCCTTAATGCTTCTACATCATCAAATGCGCAACCATAAGGTGCTGAATACTCCCACCATCCGATTGTTTTATCTGAATCAGGTGCGCTTATGGCTTTTTGTGCCTGTTCTTTAATTCTGTTAAGAACTACGCTAAAAGCATCACCGGCTGAACTAGCCATAAAGATTTGTGAGCGTGGACGGGCTTGAGTCGTGTACACCATTGCAGAATAAGCATCCGTGTTTTGTAATTCGCGCGCCTCATCAATTACAACCAAGTCAGCACTCATTCCGCGAGCACCAGCATTAGGCGCAATGATCTTGTAACGGCATCCTGTTTTAGTTGTTATTTCCTCTTGCCCGTTTGCTACTCTAATTGAGCGCACTTGATCTTTTAAGAATGGATTATCCTCAATAGTATTGGCAACTAGCCTAAATGTTTCAAGTGCAATATCCCGATTTTGAGCAGTGGCAATAATTAACTTCTCATCCCACAAGAATAGCCCTGCCAATATCCTCATTCGTAATAAATGGGTCTTACCTGATTGCCGTGAGATTAATAGCGCGTTTGTTTTGTGAGCGGGCTTCATTGTGTCTGGATGGTACTTAGTTGCCTCAGTAATGACATGCGCTTGCCATGGCATAAGCGGCATTGAGATTCGATTGGCTAAATCAATTACTTCATCGCCCCTAGTGGGTAAATCCAGAATAGGTGTGTGTATTCGGGGGAGCGTTTGACCAAGATAGGCGGTATCAAACGGCTCCAGCAATGTTCGGTCTAGTTCGGTTTCCATTCAGTTCGCTTCGGTTTGAAATGGCGACTTATACACAATGGAGAGAGATTCTCGGAAT